CTAATGGAAATAAAGGTAAATTACCTGTTATACCTGTTGTAGATAATATTAAATTATCATTATGATAAAAATTTAATGTTCCTGTTGAATCAACTGTAAAGGTTGCTATATTATATTTTAAGTCAGTAAATGCTGGTATTGTAACAGATACACTAGCTAATGGACCTATACCACCACCACCATTATTTTGTATATTTATTGTATATAAATTTGATGTAGTATTTATATTTAAATATAACATTTGTCTAAAACCTTGATTACTACAACTAATAGGATATAAATTTGAAGATGTAGTAGGTGCTTTATAGACAACAGAATAAGTCATTGCACTAGCACTATCATTTACTGTTAATGCACTAAATGATCTATATCTTCCTAAACCACTTTTAAGACTAAGATTTTTATTAGTATTTATATAATTTTCTTTCCAAATACTTCCACCAGATATAGGTGTTCCATCACCATTATCATCATACATATCATAATTTCTACCATTACCAGTTCCTTTATTTCTAATACCTTTAATATTTTGATTATTAGTAACAGTAGTTGTAAAACCTGTATCCGAAAATAATGTAGATTGATCATTAAAATCATACCATACAGTTAATTTATCCCCAAATAATTGTTGGGGATTATATACATTTACTGGAAATGTACTGCCTTGTGAACTAATAAAATAATCTCCTAATGCTTTAAACATATTAATTTAAGAATTCTAATGTACTTTCAGTTATATTTATTAAGTTTGTTGAATCAGCAACACTAAATTGTGCTGTGATATCAAAAGCTTTATCAGTTGTTGTATCTATTGTAACAGTACCTTGATCAAATAAACCATATACATCTTGTGAACCACTATGAAATGATTCTGTACAATGTAATGTTCCACTACCAATAACAGTTCCAGATGCTCCTTGTGACCTAACAGTAAAGGTTGTTTCAATTGAAAATACATTTGGTGTATTAACATTATTTGCAAGTGTGATTGCAGATGATGTAGAAATAATACTTGAACCTAATTTAATTTTAAAATTTAATGTACCAGCAGCAGAATTTTTAGTTGTAATACTACCTTTAGCTGTAAACCTGAATTTTTTACCAACTACTAACATTGGTTGTGTAGCATGAGATGAACTATTTAATATATTTGTTCCAATTAAAACAGTTGAACCTGTATTTAGTAAAGATGTTTCTGATGTAGAATTTGAAAGTGTAACAGATGTAATTGAATTAAAAACACCAAAGTTAGTTATACCAGCTAATGCACTTAATGTTCCACCAGAATCAGCTTGAAGAACTCTATTATTAGATATACCTGATAGAGATAAATTATTATCTTTAAATATAAAATCTGTTGTAGTACTAGTACCTTTTCTAAATTTTAAACTATCACCAGCAGTTAAATACCATATACTACCATCAACAACACCAGTATAATCAACAGCACTTTTTGTAAATCTTAATGGTGCTATTGTAGATGTTTGAGCTGGTAATAATAATCTTGATGTTGTTGAAGCAGCTACACCAATACCTAATGTACCATTTGTATTATCAACAAATAATGAGGCACTATTAATCATAACACCAGATGCATCTGTTACATAAACCCTATTAACAGTTCTATTTGTTGGTCTAATTATAATTAGATTTCCTGATGTTGTAGCTTCAATACCAGATTGACCAGATATTGTTCTTAATGCTAAATCAGTTGTTGATGCACTAACATAAATATTTTGACCACTACCTAAGTTTGTAGCACCAGTAACTCCACTTCCACCACCAGATGCAGTACTATTAATTGTTATATTTCCTTGTGATTCACTAAATGTTATATTTGTTCCTGCTGAAATACTTTTTATTCCAAGAACATTATTAGTTATACCTGTAAATAATGATGTACCACTACCAACTGTAACAGCACTTGTAATACCTGTAAAACTAGATGTACCACCAGAACTTGTTTCGGCACTAATAACCCAAACATTATCAAATTTAGTTATACCAATTCCAGTACCAGCGGATATATCAAGATAATCAAATCCATTACCATCTGAATTACTTTTAACTATTTGATTATTTGTTATTGGATCAAGAACAATAATATCACCAGATACAGGTCTTAAATAAACTTGATAATCCCCACCAACTGATGTATCATCCACAATATTTATATTTGTTGCATTGAAATCATCTGTAAATCTTATTGTGTTTTGTCCACCAGAAATAACTATTCCAAATATACCTGTATTATCAGTCATTGTAACTGGCCCTGTAATAGAGCCACCAGACACCCGAAAATAAGTAGATGAACTAACAGGTAAATAAGAATTTAAAGCTTGTGTACTGGCATATCCAGAGGTTACAGAGGATAATGAAATCGATTCCTTTGTTCCATCCTTACTAAATAGATTAAGAGTTTGACCAGATGTATTACCAGATACAATTTGTTTATTTAAATTTGAATTAACTTTTTGAAAAGCTTCTCCAACTTGATCTGTTCCTGTTATAGCACTAAGTATATACATTTTTTATTTTATTATATAAAGTTATTATTAGAATCCGGCATAATCTTCAACAAGACATTGAATTAAAAGAGCATTTGGTTGTACACTTGTTAATGCAAGATCATTGTAATATGAACTACAAACATCAACAGTATCTTGTACACCTATGAAGTTAAAAAGATAATAGTTATAATCAACTTGAAAAAGTGATTTAACAGATGTAGCAGTTTGTTTTAAAGTAAAACCATTAGGATTATAGGTTTCAATTATTGATTGATTTGAAGTATTTTCAATAAAAAACAATTCATTTTCATTTGTTAATATAAGAAAACTATATTTTGTATTCTTTAAACTACTTATTTTCAGTTTATTTACTGAATCTAAATAAGGAATTTGAAAATCAACTATAATTTCTTCACTATTTTTTGATATATTTTGAGTGATTTTAAAGTTTTTAACACCTAATTTATACCAAGTAACATTGATTATATCAAGAATTATGTTAGAATCTACTATAAATTCAGAGTCTTTTGTGCTTGAAATATATACTTCTTTGATTCCAGCTATATTATATGAGCATGAATTGGTAATAGATAGAGAACAATTAGTAGTTAGTATCATTAGAAATTAAAATTATAGTAGTTATTATCTATTTGTTTTATATTAAAATAAGATTCCTTAACCAAATCAAATGAAATATTGTTATTATCATTATCAAAAGTACCAATAACATTAATTAAATTATATTGATTATCATTTTCAATAACACCATCAGCAAAAACATTATCATTTTTATCAATAAATAATACAACAAATTTCTTAGATGAATAATTATAAAAATTAATCTCATTTGTTAGACTATCAATTGTTATTTTAATAGCTGTATTATAGACCTTATTTGATTTATTATAATCTGTTTGAATACTAATTGTATTAAATTTAATTTCTTTCCAATCAAGGTCAGTAAATATATCAAGAATTTTTTCTTGTTCAGTATCATAATTGACCTCTATATTTTTATAATCAGCTATATAAAATTTATGTATATCATTTAAAATATACAAGCAATTCTCAATATTATCAGATAAATAACAATTCATATTATTATAAAGTTCATAAAAAAAGCTACCCAAAATGAGTAGCTTTTCCAAAAAAAAGATTTAAATTAATTAAACCGGAATAGTAACACTATCAGCCACTATTGATTGAACTTCTCGACCAACACCACTAAGAGTTACAGTCCAACCTGCCTGATCACCAGCAGCAGCACCAGTACCATAAGTAAGAGCTGTTGCTTCAAGTCCACCATCCAAACCATAAGCAGCAGTTACACCACCTTTGGTAACAACAATTGCAACTACTTTAGCAAGACCTAAATCTTCGAAAGCTACTTTAGAAGCACTTGAATCAGAATCATTTGAGAAAGTTACTGTTTGGTTGAAATATTTTCTACCATTTGCAACTTGAAGTTCTGCATTTGCACTAGCACTATCTATGTTTGTTTCAAATTGATAGAATGTAGAAGCAGAAGGAGTAGCTGTGATACCTGTGATAGTACCACCAGAGTTTTTGTTAAAAGTAAAATCGCTGTAATTACCTAAGTAAACAGTAGATACCCCAGCTAAGAAGTATTCACAAGTTCTTGATACACCAGCACTAATTGAACAAGCCATATTTTTATTTATTTGTTTTTAATTTTATGTGGGGTAGAACATTATCTACCCCATTATTTTTTTATTTATTAGAATGTTCCCAAAACACAAGCTTCAGAATCAGCATAGTTAGCATCGATCTTATAGTCCATTCTAACTCTTACACTTCTATCCAATGTTCCACCAGCTTGATATTGATTTGATACAATAACAGAGTTAGCATCAGATTGAAGATCAGTTCCTAAGAACAAGTTAGATGCAGATGTAGCAAATATTTTAGTATTTGATAATCCCGGAATGTAAACTACTTCAACATCTTCATCAAAGTAAAGAGGCATTGAAACTCTTACACCATCCAATTTAATTACACCATTGTATAGACCTAAATCAGCAACAGCTTGTTTGTAAAGACTAAAGTTAGTTTTTGACATGAAGATTTTAACATCTTGATTTTCAAAAGCTTTTTCAGCAAGACCATTATAAACAGTTGTGATAGCAGACAATACATTAGCTTTAGTAATTGTAGCACCAGTTACTTTAACTACACTTGAATCAGCAGCAGCCCTTGTGAAGTAACCATTAACCTGAGTTGTACCAGTACCAGCAAAGATTTGAATATCAATAGCCCTAGATACTTTCTTAGCAACATGAAGTGCAATGAAAGATTCAATTGTATTTGGTAAACCAGAATTTTGCATACCTTCTGACATTTGTTCAGCTTGCCACATTTGTTCTAATTCATCCAATGGTAAATTTTCCATTACACTGAATTTAGTTGGAGACAAAGTTTTGTCTGTGAAAGTAAATGAATTACCATCATTGAAAGTAGATGCATAACTTTGAACCAAACCAGCATCACTTGAACCATAAGTAATATTTAAGGTATCTTTGATACCAGTGAAAACTCTACCTACATAGTTTCCTTCTAACATTCTTCCACCAAGAATCATTTCACCTAAGATAATTCCGGCTTCCCCTTTTTTGTAATCAACACCTGATACAGTCATTTTTAAATTTGTTTATTTGTTTAAGTTATTTTTTAAGTTATTTAAGATAACCTCTTTTCTTGTAAGTGGTTTATCTGAATTTTTTTCAGCTACCATAAATTTTTCAACTGATGTGCTTTTAATTTTTTCTAATTCAGTTGTTAATTCATTTAACTTATTTGTTTGTTCTTCTAATTTCAGAACAAGTTCTTGATTTTTTGCTTCTAATGCAATATTCTTATTAGAGAATACTTCAATTTGAGAAGCAAATTGAGAAACTTCTGATTCAGTTGAAGCAGAAATCATATCATTTGGAACTGTTTCTTCAATATTTGGTTGAACAATACCATCAGCACCAACAACTAAATCAGTACCATCCATCAACTTATATGATCCTTCTGCAAGAACCTCTAAGGTATTATCTGGTAAAAGTTTAGATGCTACCATTGTAGTATCATCAATCTCAATTATTGAACCATCTTCCAATGTTACTTCACTAAGTTCTAACTTTGCATTGAAAACAAAGTCTACTAAGGATTTTAAAAAATTTTTATTTTTCTTCATGTTTATTGATTCTAAGTATATAAAGTTATTTATGTTATTTTTTGTAAATTATTTGTTTGTATATGTCACTTCACATATTGCTATCGCCTGATCTTGAGGATGTCCTTTACCCATTTCAAGTGGAATACATCTTGATAAAAACTCATCTCTTGTTTCACCTGCTTGTGGATTTGCTACCAATTCAACCTTATTGAAAATTATATTTATTTTTTGTTTTGTATCGATAGCAGTATATTTTTTTTCTTCTTGTAGTTTAACAATTTCTTTTGTATCTTTGTAACTAATAAATCCTTCAACACTTAATCCATTAATATTACCTTCTTTAATATCAGACCATAATGTTTGATTATCTACTTTGTATTTAACAAACCAAGTACCAACAGGTAAATCTGAAAAACCATATTGAGAACTTTTATCAACATCACTTTCTTTAATCCAAGATTCCAACATAACAATACCATCTAACTTTAATTTATGATTTAAATTAGAATTATTTTGATTATTATTTTTGCTGTATTGATAAACAATTTGTTTAATAGTATCAACACTAAATCTAGTATAAAAATTACCTGATTCATTTGATCTAAAAATTAATTTATCTGGTATCAATACTGGAGATATTACTTCTTGTAGGTCTTCAGAAAAATATGTATATTCTTTTTCATCTTGCATAGCAATAAAATTTCTTTCAATTGCTGGTCTTGTTACAAATGATATTAATCTAATCTCATCTTGATTTTTATCATTTAAAAATGCTTCATATATTGGTATTTCCATATTATTATAAAGTTTATAATTTGCTTCTATTTTCTAATACATTAACTCTATTTTGACCATCATTGATATCTGTTACAGCAACATATATTGGTTTATTTAAATTAGCTACTAGTAATTGAGTTAATTGTTCATTATTATTTGTTTGATTTAATGGACTAGGACTTCCACCAACAGCAAAACCTCTTGATCTTGCAGCTTCTAATTCAGATATCATACTACCATATTTAGCTGATTCAACCATCCATCTAGGTGCAACCCATTCATTTGAATGTAATCTATATACACCAACATTATCTTCACCTGTTTTATCTATTCCAAGACCTTTCTTTGGTGTAAATCCACCAACAGCCATAGGTGTAAAACCATCAGGGAAACCACCTTTAGCACCACCATTTAAAGGCACTGTTAAATTTTGTTCTGTATTAGAAGATGTAAGTGCTTTAATTGAATTAAATGTTGAAACTAATGTAGCAGATAAAGCAACTATACTTGCAACAGTGGCAATACCAAAGGTAAAGTCTTTATTAGCTGATGAGGCCGCTAATGTGGCAATAGCAACACTAGCTTGTGCAACAGCAAGTAAATTAGCTGCAACAGCTTGTTGTTTCTGTAATAATGTACTTTCTTTTTGAAGTTTATTATTTTCTTTTTGTAATTCAGCTTGTCTCTTTAATATTTTCTCTTGTGCTTTTGCTTGATCAAATTTTTGTTTAGCTAAAGCCTGAGTTAATTTAAATTCAGATTCAATCTTAGAAAGTATTTCATCTCTTAAACCACCTTCAGCTTTATCAGCAGCATTTTGTAAATCAGTTATTCTTGATTTTCTATCAGCAATTAAACCATCTAATACACTTATATTTTCTTGTGTAAAAGATAATTGTTCTTGAATTTGATTTAATCTATCTTGATTATCAATCAAAGCTTGTTGATTTAATTGATTGAATATATTAAATATTTCAGCTATACTATTAGATGTAAATTGAAAAGCTTCACTCCATTTAGCAATTCTTTCTAATTCTAAATTTTTAAGTTCTTCAGATTCACTTCTAGATAATTCTTTAAAAGCTTGATCTCTTTTTTCAATAGCTGTTTTATATCTAATATCTCCTTTTTCTAAACCTTTAATTTCAGCTTCAAAGTTAGATTGAATTTGTTCTGATTGTAAAATATAAATCTCTTTTATTTTTTCCTCTCTATTTTTAACTGATTTATTTATTTGAAGTTCAGCTCTTAAATTATTTATATTATTTTGTTTAACTAAATCAGTATATTGTTTTTCAAGTTCAAGTTTAGTAACTTTAATAGTTACAATAGATTGTTCCAGATTTAATAATTCAGTATTTAAATCAACAAGAACTTGATCTGATATAGCTTGTTGTTCTGAAGCATTCTTACCAATTTTGTTTTGTTCACCTTGTTTAAATATTAAATCTCTTCTCTTATTAGAAATATCTTCAAGGAATTTAATTTGTTTATCAAAATCCATTTGACTAAAAAACAAAGGATTATTCTGACCATTAAGATTATCAACAGTTTGTTTAAAACCAGAGTTAAATAAACCTAAACCAGATTTGTAAGCATCAAGAACTCTAAGAACATTATTTACATCTGTTTCAAGTTGTTTAAAACCAAGATTAGCTGATGTAAGATTAATTAAATTAACACCTTCATTAGTTCTTTTCTTAATATCTTCTATTTGACTATCTAATTCTTTTTTCTTTAGAGTTACATTTTTAGATAATTTTGAAATATTTTTATTAAAATCATCTTCAACAGCTTTAATTTCATTTGGATTTAAACCAATTAAAGCATTTCTTTTTCTCTTTTCTTCTCTCTTTTTATCAATAACTAATTCAGAATCGAGTAATTGTTTTCTTTTTGTTATTGCAGCTATTTGAATAGTTTCAATATTTCTTAATTCTTCAATTAATAAATCTTTATTAATTAACTTATTGTTTGTAATTTTATTAGGATTAAACAATACAGTTAATTTTTTCTGTATTTCATTAAAAGCTTTTATTAATGCTGGATCAGTAATTGTAGAACCTAATCTAGCAACCTCATCATTTAACTGTTTAATAACATTTTTATCACCAATAGCATCACCAGCAGCATTACCAAAAGAGATAATAGCATTAATAATTTTATTTAAATTACTAATATCTTTATCTTTAATATCAAGACCTAATGATCTTAATTCAAGATTTCTTTTAAGTTTTTCAGCTTCCTTATCTATTTTTTCAAATTCTAATTTAACAGCATCACCTGTACTTGTAATAGTTTTTTGAATAAATTCATCAACTGTTGTAATAACAGTTTTTAATTGATCTGGTACACTAAGACCTAATTGAGTTAATTCTTTTTCAAGTAATTTTAATCTATTACTAATATTTGATAAAGTATTTTCTTTATTAATAACATTAGGATCAGTTAATTCATTTATAAAAAATTGATATTCTTTTTGAAGTTTTTGAATATTATCTGTGTCTACTTTATCACCAAAAAATCCTGTAATATAATCAATTATATTTCCATTTGTAGATGGTGTAAATAAATCTAAAAATGATTGTGATTGTTTCTCTAATTTAGAAACTAATTTAGTTAATTCAACACTAAGTATATCACTTGAATCACTTATATTTTGTTGAAGTGCTTGATTATTATCAGCAATATTTTTGTATAATAAACTTAATTTTTCATTAATAACATCTATCTCAGTAGATAAACCAACAAGAGGTCTATTATTTAATTTCTGAAATTCAATAGCAAACAACTCATTTTTTCTTTGAAGTTCTTTTGAACTCTTTTCAATTTGTTTATTTAAGTTATTTGTAAATGAATCATCGATTAAACCACCAGATAGTTTACTAAATACATCTCTAAGATTATCAAAAAATTGTTTATTCTGTTTGAAGAAAGTTGTAAATTTACCTGTAATAACATCAATATTAGATGCAATAGAACCAAGTAAAACAACAAATAAACCTATACCTGTTGAAGCTAAAGCAATTCTACTTATCCTTGCAAAGCTTGTAGCTGATGTAGCAGCAACACCAAATGCAGTTGATATACTATTAATAAGAGCAAGAAATATTTTATTCTTAGAACTAAAAGCTTCTGTAACAATTTGTAATGTTTGAAGTGCTGATATAAAGAATAATAACCTTTGTTCTGCTTTTGCAATTTCTTCGGCTGTCTTAGAATTTTCTTCACCAAATAATGTTGCTCCTTGTGCAGCTAAAGCAAATGAAGCACCAACAGCACTACCTATTCTGGCAATACCTTCAAACTTTTCAGCAATAGTTAAATCAGATGTAGCTTCATCTAATACTTTAATTTGAGTGTTTACATCTCTTAAAGCAGATTGAAGATTTCTGAATTCCTGAGTACCAAATGAAGCCTGTGAGAAGGCTTCTTCTAATGCTTGTTGTCTTGTCCTTAAATCATCTAATGATGAACTTGTAGAGCCTAGTAATTGATTTAAATTTACTACTTGATCTACACCACCAATCCTAATATTAAACTGTGAAGTTATAGCCATATATGTTTATTTCTTATATAAAGTTATTGATGATCTATGTATTTTATTTCTTTGATTAATTGAATTATTCCAAATTCAGTTTCAGGATTGTAATTAGAAATACTGATAATAATATAACTATCAGAATTATAATTTATTCTAACTGGTCTATTTAGATAATCAAAGAATTTATGTCTTGGAATATAACCTCTACCTTCAATTATGTTTGTTCTATTATTAATTAAACTTCTATAAACTGAATAATAATTATTGAAGATACTAGACATTGTTAATGAATCATCAAATGATGAAGTAGCTATCCAAACCTTTTCACCAAGTACATCAACATAATTTCCTGTTGAAGCACTAGTTACATTACCATCAAATAAAAGTATTCTTGGGTTATAATCAAATGTTAAATCAGTTACATATAATGCTGGTGTAAAATCTTCAATCCAATACCACCATTGATTTCTTATAGGGTCTTGATTTGTATGTGATCTAGCTGCAACAAAAAATCTATTTCCAATTGAAACCTTATCACCAATATTATAAGTTGTTCCACTATTCCATATATCATAATCTAATGTTGCTATTCTATTTAGTTTTAATCTATCTAATTCAATTGCTTCAATAGATGCAATAGATATTAAGTTAGTAGTTGAATTACCAGTTAAATTACTACAAATAAATTCCCTTGATTTAGAACCACTGAATATTGTTTGTATAACTGTATCTTTATTATTAATAGCATTATAATCAAATTCACCATCAACAACTAAACCATCATTTTTATCAAATGTATATTTTAATCCTAAGTTACCTATTGTATATTTACTTTGTCTCTTTGTTGTTAATCCATTTAAATTGAAACTTAAATCAGTTTTAATAAATTCATCTAATGTAAGTAAGTAAACTGTATTTGTTTTTGGATTAAAATAAGGATATAAACCATAGAATACTAAGAAGTTTTTAATCCAATCAAGTATCTTAACCTTTGGAAGTATATTTTGAATATTAATTTGTTCTGTGTAATTAGTATAACCAAATCTAATTTCAACTAAACCATCAATTGCAGTTCCATCTGAAGCCATAAATAATAGTACATCACCTTTAGTTACTTCAATATCATAGAATATAAAAGGTCCAAGTTGTTCATCTAATTTATTAACTGACTGACTATCACCTTTAAATATAGCTATTGATGTATCATCTAAATTAGCCCTTGTAAACCTTCTAACCTGAATTGTTCCTGTTGCTCTACATTTATAAGAGAAACCTCTATATTCAGTTATACCAGTTAATCCACTAACAAATGGATTTATAGGACCATTATCATAATTAATAATAGTAAAATCAAAGTCTTTAAAATAATCTTTTTCAGCAGTTATATCAAAAGGATCATAATACCAAACTATATCACCAAGTTCATTCCAATTCCAAGGAAATAAATCAGAACCAGTATAAGGAATAATAACATTCTTTATTTTATCGAAGATACTACTTTCAACATTTAACCCAAAATAGTTAAATATATTTTTAATACTATTACCATAAAAATAACTTGGTATAATATCATCAGCACTTAATCTTGTTCCGGCTGAATAAGCATAATAAGATGTAGCTGTTGTAACTAAACTATTCTTTTCCTGATCATATGTTGCATAATTATAATTACCATATGTATTCATTGGAAAGACAACATCAGTTGTATCAGCATTACCAAACTCATTATACCAGTTAATTGTTTTAGCTGGTGTATTTATTGTTGAAGCACTGTAAATATTTTTAGGAAAAGATATTGTATATCCTGTTATAGACTGAAGATAATCATCAGATATCTTATCAACCCATGATAAGTTATTAGATATAATCTGTCCTTCATAAGTTGTTTCAGTTATATTATCAAGAAAAAATTTACCATAAATGATTGGAGATAAAGCATAACTTAATTCACAATCAAATTCATTTGTTTTAAATTTATCAATAACACAATCTTCAGCTATATAATCAAATAATGTATTATTAGATTTTGTTCTTGGTAATGAAATTGTATATGTAAAAGCGGCTGGTCTATCAATCGGATTAATTAAATCAATAGTTTTATTGTTTAATGTTACTGAAAAATTATTAGACAAATCAACTTTACTATTTGATATTTTTAAACTATACATATTGTTATAAAGTTAGATTGATTTCTGTGAAAGGTCTTTCTTTGCAATTCTATATTCAAAATTTAAAACCAATTCATTATTATTTTCAGTTGATTTAAAATCTGAATTAGTAATAATAACAGGTATATATCTATCATCAACTTGTGTTTCTGTATCCTTATCATCAATAAGATATATTCTACTACTTTTAATTAATTGATATAACCAATTATACTCATCATTTGAATTAACAACCACACTTAACTTATAAGTTTTTTCAATATTGTTTTGGAAGTTTTGTTCATAAGTTGTTGTCTCAGTAATTAATTGATTGAAGTCATTTGAAATCAAAGTAATGTCTCTATTATAAGTTGTTTCAATATCTTCAATAAAATGAAAATTATCCCATCCACCTAAATCATTTAACCAAGTAAATGTTTTTATATTTTGATAATCACATACAACCTTAGTTAAGAATTCTATTTCTTCACTATATTGTCTTGTATATGTTGTTCCACTTAAATCAATATAATATTCAACAAAGAATTTAATACCTTGATAATCATTATCATAATCAAATAAAGATGGATCAATATTAATATGATATAGTCCATTATCAGTATATGTAAAAGATATAGGATCAGAGTAAGTATAATCATCTGAATATATACCATTAGTTTTTATTTTACTTGCAATTCTGAATGATTGACTATCAGCTATAACAGGATCATTATCAAATACACTTAAAAATATTGATAAGCTATATTGTTTTTTATTTACTGTTGTTGAACTATAACAAATGAATGTTCCTGTTCTTGGTCTATCGGTTAAGAATAATATTTCCGGAATTGATACTGCATCAGGTAGAATAATACTATTATATTGATCAGCTAATATCCTACTATAACTAACAAAGTGATCTGAATTAGTTGAATTAAGATTTAAGTTTTGATCATATGTATTTGCTGATATAGTTACATAAACTTGTGAATAACCTTTTGTTATAATAGATGTTGAATAACCAGTAAAGTTAGTTGTAAATGCACTAAGAAAATTATTAACAGTACCAGATAAAGTATTTTCTATTTTATAAAATCCAGATGCAGGTATATTACTTGTAGATGCTCTAAATGTTTTACTAATATAGTTATTTGATATATCAAATATTTCATCAACAACAGGTAAATATTTAAACAAAAATGTATATACACCATTAGTTGTTACTGATGTTAAATAAATATCATTATAATTTAAGTTATAATAAGGTTCTGAATCAAAAGGTAATTTCCTTGAAGCATCCCAATACCATACATCATCAAAATAAGGTTTAGCACTAATAAGCATATTGAATTTTCTTGTAGTAGTTAAACCAGTTGAAAGTTGAACATCATATGATTCTTGAAATCTAAACCTAGAATTGTTTAATGAGTTTAAATCTTTTTGAAAATAAATATAAGATTGTGAATTTTCTGTACTCCATAGATCAGTGTTTGAAGCTGATTGTAATATAGGACTAACATTAAATCTATATCTATTATCATTTTGATAAACCTTGTATAAAGTTGTCTGTAATATATTTGAATCAGATGTTCCTGTTAATGTACTTCTGAATATATTTTTATTATTGTCAGTATATACTTCCATCCATACACTATAATTAGATAATGATTGTGCTGAATATAAATACTCAGGTGTAATAGATGATGTTGTAAATGCTGATGATGGATCGCCTGAAAAAGTAATTCTATCAGTTGTATAAGGAATCTTATGTTTAAATACTAAACTAGGAGTTGTTGTACTTTCTATACTTTCAATTTGATAATTATCAAACAAAGGATTATTCTTAAAAATTTCTTCAACAAAATAAATAAAGTTTGTTGTTGGATTTAAGATATCAGGGTTAGGTATTTGAATTTGAGTAGGTGTTCTACTAATAGTAAAGTTGGTAGAATTACAAGTAAATGTTGAACTACCTGTTTGTGCTGTTAATACATCTACATTGAATTGTAAACTAAATTGATATGTTGGAGTTGTTCCAGTACCTTCTAAGAAATAGTTTTCAAATTGAATAGGATTGTATACTGGAGTTAAATAACTAGGAGAATTATTTGTAATAAAATTTGTCATATTTATTTAGGTTTGATTCTTTGTGGTTTAACATTAAACAGAGCATTATTTGTTTTGATTACATTATCATTGAAGTTAATGAATAAGTTATCAATTAATTCTTTAACACCCTTCTCAACATTATTCTTATAAAGTTTATCTATTTGTTGTAATGTTTTTTTGATTACATTTCTTGGTCTTATACCAATATTGTAAATACTATTTTGAATCATATATGCAAGTTGATTTGTTGTTATACTTGTAAATCTTCCTCTACTATCTCTTGCTTTAATTCTTTTTGTTCTGATCCATTTCAATATTGCTCTAATAGGAATTTTCTTTGTAAATGGTTTTCTACCTTTATCAAAATAAATAAAGTAATCAGGTGCATCAATCTTGATAGATGGGGTAGAATCAATCACAGCGGTGATGGAATTTCTCATGGTACTTCTTTTATCAAGTCCCTTAAACCTCTTACCTGAAGCACTTATATATGGTTGTTCTAACTGATAAATTATTATGTTTAATAAATCAGTTGCAAAGTCTTTTAATATATCATCTAAATTTCTTTCCATTATACATATGGTTCACATCTTGTTTCCGGACTTACTGTTTGAATAATTAATTCAATTCTTACACCTTGAGTATTATCTTGTTCAAAATCATTTAATGATAAATAAGAACTTGAAATTATTCTACCTTGATAGTTTGTTAGAATTTGATCTCTAAGATATTTAACAACTCTTCTAGCTTCAATCAACATATTATCTTTAATATTATCTTTACTTGTTTTATTATTATCATCATCTAATTGATCAACTATAATTAAAGCTACATTCCAATCTTCTTGACTTGGTTGATTGTTATTATATACAGTTGAAATTAAATAATCTTCTTCAAGAAATAACAATGGATATATATCTTCACCTGCTGATGGATACTCATATGATTTACCACTTTCAAATGTTGATATAGTTGAAGAAGTAAATGTTGTTGTTGCTGATAAAATATCTTTTAAATTTTGTATTGTCATTAGTGTTTATATTTATGTTCTATAAGTTTATTTATTTTTTGTTCGATCTTAGACCTTTCATTTTTGATACTAATGGTATATAACACTTTGTATAAATCCAACCTACACATATCATCAAGTTTAAGAGGATCACCCCCACATAAGTCATAAAGAACCCCTGACCAGCCCCATTTTTGATTGTGTCCTGTCCAGAATCCACTATATTCTGTTGTATCGAATTTAATTGTAAAGACAGATTCGAAAGATTCTTCCATGCTTTTTTTTTTAAATTAAAGTATGATGTATATCCATAGATAACATCAAGTCCAATATTCTCAATAACATTTAATCTTTCAAGTAATTCCTTTTCTGTTTTAGGATATGAATGTTCTTGACCTTCAATCGAACTACATAAAGCAATTATATATTTAGTTGCTGTCCAATAATTGTTTTGATGTAATTCAGTGTATGTTGTTATATCAACCCATTGTCCAAAAACAAGTTCATTCATTTCTTTAACCAATTTGTATTTAATACCTTCATACTCAAATTCAAACTTTTGTTCAATAGATTCAGGATCAAGTTCATAGAACCATTTAATCTCATTAATAGAAGATACAACAGATATTATATCTTGATTCTGCATCATATCATTATAATCAGTATTACAAAGAATAGCTATCTCTTTCCATCTTCTTTCCTTCTCATCCTCATATTCTAATACAGCAATTTGTTCTAGTGCTGTAATTTTAATTTCTTCTAAACTTTTTGGTACTTTCATTAGATTCTAAATACTTTAATTTTTCCTGTTATTTTACCTTTCTTTTTGTAAGTATAAAGTGCATATCTTATTGCATCCATAGCATCATCATTTTCTTTAATAAGTTCTTCAAGAATTTTTTCATTCTTTGTTTTATATGAATATAGTTTATATTCTTTCTGTATATTTAATGCACTTGAATCAACATAAATCTGACTTGATTTAACACAATCAATACCATCTTTAACATCATTATTTGCTTTTTCAATTTTATATCCGGCTTTTTTTATATCAGCTATAATTTCTGGTCTTGATGGATCAGCATAAATAACAACACTCTTATCTACATTTAATTTATTAAGTCTTTCTATAATTAGATTTGCAGTTAATTCTTTTTCATAAATTAATTCTTCAAAGAAATATCCATCATCATCTATAACATCATATAAAGCCACTAGTGCTGCTGGGTGGTTATAACCAAAATCTATTGCATAACATAACAGATTTCTCTTTATATGCGGTGTTATGAACTTAAAATGAGAATATACAATTGATTTCTTAACTGGTGCTTCACCTAATACATAAATTTTATAAAATGATTCATCACCTTTAATTAATGCTTCAATCTCTCTTACTTGTGATTCGGGTAAAAAGGGATTGTCTTTATATGTAGATTTAATTAATTCACAGTCTGAAGGTCTTGTCTTTAATAGATCAAATACATAATGTTCTGAATCACTAGGATTAAAGTCAACAAATATCTTTCCTTTACATCTCATTGTTAATTGCATAAATGCTTCATATTCAATTGATGTTACTTCATTGATATATAATATATCTGATTTTAAACCTCTTAGTTTACTTGGTTCATCAGTTGAAATAAACTTTAATCTGCTACCAGTTTGTTTGAATTTATAAATTAACTCTGTTTTATTAAAACAATTATCATCATATATACCAATATCATTTAGTATAGTAATCATATCTTCAACAACTGTCTTCTTTAAATTTGGAACTGACTCTCTTACAATACAGATATCACATCTTTTATTATTTAACCCAATAAAAATAAGAAGCTGCAAAATACTATATGTCTTACTACTTCTTGTTCCACCTTGGTTAATAATGTATTTAACTGAACCATTTCCCTTTCTATAATATGTATCATAATTCTTTTCAAATACATCTGTATATAATAATTCTATTTCCATTTTAATTTTCTTCGCTCTTAATTGCTTTTGTTAATTTAATAACTGATATATCACCTGATAGTTTTACTTCTTGTCTATCAATATATAAACCTTTTAATTTGTTAATCTCTTTCAAAGTATCTTTAGCAATAAATAAATTTCTTGTCTCTTCATTCATTGCAAGTTGATATACTTCTTCAAGTCTGGCTATTTCAAGTTCTATATCTTCAGAATATGTATTCCATTTAAACTTTTGTATTTCCTTTTCTGCTTCAGCTATTAACTGATAACCATATGCATAACTTTTATTAAAAGTATTTTTACAATATTCTAATAATGAATGTTTTGAATAACCTTCCTTTAATCTCAAGTGAATTAACTTTTCGATCATATCATTTTTCTTATAAGTCATTTTATTGGGGGTTTTATTTATTTTGTTATTAATTATTGTTTAAATAATTTTGTAATGCTATTTTTATTTTTTGAATACAAGTGCTACAATTTGATACACTCATTTTCTTTTCTGAAATACTATTATAAGCTTTGTAAATTAAATCAAGATTGTATGATGAATGATTCACAAAGTAGTTATTATAGATGTTTTGAATGATTTCTCGGTCCATATAGTATTTTATTTTGATGTCCTGCTAGGAATCGAACCTAGATTAAATGAGCCAAATTCATTTGTAATAAATCCATTATACCACAAGACAGTTTATATTATAAAGTAAGATATTTATTCTTTAGTTTTTCAATCTCAACATTATCTTTTAATAGATTATTAATTAAATCAATTGATTGTTTAACAATATACCTAGAAAATTTAGTTGCATTTGAAATTTGAATAACTGATTTATTGTGATATAGATAATATTTATAAATTGAAACATGAACATGATCAATTGTTTTTTCTTCAACCAACTGATTCAGGTAATTGAATACTTCATTAAAAAATATATCTTTACCTTGTTCTTCTAATACATTCTTATTATTAATTTCCTGATCAACCATTTTAGATTCATCATAAATAATAATTTCTTTTTTATTTTTCTTCCAACTATTTTTGATATAAGAAGAAAAACTATAATAAATATAGTTCATCATCCTGTTTTCAGTACCTAAGTCTCTTTCTTTTTCTTTTGATAATGCTGAACAAATATTAATATATATGTCACTCATTATATCATTTGCTTCTGGTGAAGTTAAATTAAACTTATAACTTCCATGTCTTTTAATTTTATTATAATTCTTAATAAAAATCTCTTCAAAATATATTTTATCCTTCATCTTTTTTATTTATAAATAGTCAAAAAACTATTAGTTAATCAAATGCAAGTATATTTTTTTTTCAATCCATACAACTAATTTCATATTGAAGTAAGTAAGGATACTGATTATAATAATATTTGTTATGTTAATAGGACAAATAATAAATAAGATTGTATAAGTTAAATGACCAGTAAGACATTTAACACAATTTAACACCTTTGATATAAAATAAACTAGAAGTCCTTTATCATTTCGGTGGTAATCTAATTCGTATTTTTCTTTTAAAACTTGTATTGGATACATCATAGAAGTTACTGCAAGAGATATTATAATTATAAATGGTGTGAGAATTAAATACGTGATGATCATGTTATATATTTTGGAAGAATAATTTTTCTTTTATTTTTTCTGGATTAGTATATATTTCAGCAATGTAAAGAAATAGTTTATCATTATCAATTAGTTTTTGATTTAAATTAAATTTAATTAAGTCACATTTATCCATATCAAGTACATATCTATCTCTCATTTTATCTTCTTCAATTGCAGTTGGAACATATACTTTGGTTTCTGATAATATTACATCATTAGATAGAACATGAATAGTTATGAAACCATCTGAATAATAATTAAAATATAATGGTAATCTACCTTCTTTTTCGGCTAATTCAACTATTTTACGATATTTTGTTGTTTCAATATAAACACCACCCTTTTCAGATACATCATTGTATGTATATGTTCGGATTTTAGCTTCAAGTAATATACTTGTATTTGCTGATACAGCTTTCATATCATATCCTGCACCACTAGATATCTTTGTTAGTTCTAGTTGAGATATATTTGATTTCATTGCGAAGTAATTAGATAAAATAAATTTCTCTTTTGCTTCTTGGTATGCTACTAATTTTTTTGTTTCCATATTTCTTTTATTTAAATAGTAAAAATTTTAATGAAATTCAGATTTTTTATAAAATATTTTTAAAATAAATTTATTTATTGTACTATTCCAAGAAAAACAAACTATTTACTGTATTTTTCCAAGAAATTCCTCAAATAGAGTAAAAAATATATATATTTGTACTACTTAATTAAAAGAATAACTTAAAAAATTAAATCAAAAATAAAATGGCAAATCAAAAACAAATTTATGTAATTCAAGTACAATTCAAAAATCACAATAACGAACAAGTTCGTGAGTTTAAAGAAGACAACAGTGATATGTACTCAACAAGATTCTTAGGATACTCTAAGACAGATTTAGTAGAATTTAGTGAGGCAAAGGTTTATGAATCTTATAAAGCTGCTGAGAAGATCACAAATACGCTAGACATCAAAGCTATGTGTGACTATGGGAATATCCTTGAGACAGACCAAGACCTAAAAATAACAATAAGAACTTTCACAATAAGTCTATAAAAATTAAACCTTATGGTGTATAGGTCAACCATATTAAAATTATGAAAAAATGGCAATTAAGTTTAAGATATCATTTAGATGATGTTAATGATGATGAACTACATATAGATGGTCTTAGAGATACTATACAAAATAAAAATAAAACTATTTTCTTATTTAATGAAATAAGTGAAGAAAATAAAAATAAAATAATTGAATTTATAAATAAATATAAAATAGAAATGATTGATATCTGGTATTCAAATGATAATTATAAATTTATAGATAATTATGAAGATAATATAAATAGAAAAAGATCATATATTTATGTTACAAATAAATCTTTGGTAGTTTTCAATAAAATAACTGATAAAAATATTAATCTAAATTAAAATTATGAAAGAAATTAAAACACAAAACACATTTATATCTAACTACAAGGAAGATATTTATATTAGAACAAAGTATATTTTACTTTATGAGAATATACTTTTGATTGAATGTTACGCAAATAATATTCAATATATTGAGAAGATGTTGAAGGAAAATATTTTAATACAGATTTATTATAAAGAAAATGCTTATTCTGATAATAAAATTGTTGTTGATGAGTTCAACTGTATTCCATATACTATTGAAAGAAATACAATTAAATTTATATTTCCTGAATTTAGATATGATAATTTATTTGGAGAGAGAAAGAAGTATTTAAAAAAGAAACATAAGATTGATTAGAATATAAATCCTAGAACAAATGAAATTGCAAGACCAATACTAATTAATGTATTGGTTTTTTTTTGTTGATGTATTTTTATACTTAATTTCTCGGTATAATCTATTTCACGCACATATAACATTTCTAGTGTGTCACTGTATTTAGTTGTTGAATGTATTATACTATCTTTTGATATTAGATTTAATTGTAGTTTTTGAATAATAGTATCTTGATGAACCTTAATAAACTTATAACTATCTATTTTTTTAAGGTTCACAGCAGCGATATAAGACTCTTTTAAAGGTAAACCAATATAAACCTCATTATTATATTTAAAAGGTCTAGGATTGAATTTGTGATAGGTTGTATCACTATAATTTGATTGACTTCCAGATCTGAATGCAGGAATCAGGAGAAATAGTGTCATTAACCCGAATACTTTCCTCCAAAAAATCCAATTTATGTTTTTCATAATTT